CTAAAGTGGAAAGATTTATACCCCATATACTAGATATGGAAGGCTAATAAGTTATATTAGTCCTATGGTAAAACCATTCAATTATAAGTTCTCTCACATGCTAATGTAATCATTAGCTGATCGAGGCTTTGTCCATTTTCCTTCAAAGACCTTATCAAATTCATCAAGATTAAAATTCTTTTGAGTTTGATAAAGCAAATCAGTAGGAGAAGTGAAAGTACTTTCGGTTCAACTTGAACCGTAGTATATTTCAGTTGTCTTATTGACTCTTTGAATACCTAAATTAAGAATATTACCAATAAGTAATAAAGATTGAATTTTGTTTCTATCCTTATTAAATATTGAATCTAAATTTAGATCAGAAATTTCTTTTGATAAAGAATGTAAGCAAAGGTCTTCTTGATCTTTATAGATCATGACTTTATCTCACATTTTATTCAAACAGTTATAAACTGAAATGAACAAAGGGTGTACTGCAAGATTATTTTTATCTTGCTCCGGAAATCTATCAAGAAATTCCGAAGGAAGCATTAAAATATTTTTGTTCATATTACCAACTACATTAGCCATACCTGATAGTAAAATTCTTTTATACTCTAAAAGAGCTACTTTACCGTCTGGTATAACATAGTTATCATTTGTAATTAAATTACAAAATAACCGACGTAATTTTTCATATGAAAAAATACCAAAGTTGATATCTAATGCTAATGAATAATTTTGAAGTTTATTATAAGTTTTTCTATTAATTGAAAGATACTGATAAAGTAACTTTCCATTAACCTTATTAAAGGTACCTTTTTTAGTTAAAGAAGGAATAGATAATTTATAATAAAGTTTTACTACTAGATTTACTAAAGTTAGTTTAGAAAAATAGTTATTTTCTTTTATTTTAAAATAATCGTATAATATTGTAAAAACAATAAAAGGATTATTATAATTAGAGAAAATACCTTTAACTGGTAAACCAGTTAATTCTCACTTATCCTTAGGTCTTATTCATCTTTTAGCAAATTCATATGTATCAACTGATACATGTGTTTTGTTTAAAGATATATCTACCCCAAGAGAGTTCATAACTTTAATATATGTTTTAGCAATAGCATCGTTTTTTATAACAATGTCATCACCTAAAATCATATATTGATTAAAGTTATGAATTCCATGTAGTTGTGAACAATAGTAAACAACTAGATGATGGGTTAGAGTAAAGACTGCTCATGATGAATAGGTTCCCATAGGTTGACCAGTATTATATGTAATACTGTCACCCTCAGGAGTTACAAAGACACGATTATGTAATAATCACTGTCAACTATTAGCTAATTCCATATGGAATATTCTTGCTAATAATCTTTTTTGTAATTCAATGGGAAATCTATCCGTTGCTGAACTTAAATCTAATGATCAAAATGATTCATTATTAGTTAAATCTCAACAATTATTTGGATCTTGAGTAAAAGTTCTATCCGTTTTAATTTTTCTTAATAATTTAAGAATTTTATCATGGATAGGCTTTAAATAAAGTTGAGTATAATAGTCAGAAATGGCTATTAAACGTAACTTTGCTTCAGGGTCTTTAATAAAAGAGATTTTTCCTTTATGTCTGAAAATAGTTTCAACCCCTTTAGAATTAACTTTAGTGGGTTTTAAATTATTTTCTCATGCATATCTGTATGATGACATAAAGAATTCCTGACCTTCTTCATCAGTTAAGTTAAATATAGCTTGCATCTCAGGATAGTTATACAATAATAAGCTATTTTGAGATGTTAGTGTAGCAGGACCATGAGGTCCAGCCTTACTAGAAAGATATATATCACTTTTCTTAAAAGAAGGTTGCTCTAATTTTAGATTAAATTCTTTAACAAATTTATTAATGACACCAGAAGGTATAATAAAATTACCTTTTGGCTTATCAGTAATAACTTTGTAATTAGGCAAAACTTTATCTCAATCTTGTTTAAGTAATACTCAACCTCTTGAGAAGTTAAGTATAGTTAAACAAAATTTCAATAAAGCAATGGAATTTGAATCAGCAAATGGTTTTAGAAACAAAAGTTTCTTAGGTCAACCATCTTTAGTAAGTCCAATACTCATTGTATTAGACTTAAGTGGATGTCCACATAAATAACGTGTACAATGCAAACGCATTTGTTTATAATATTTAATAGTATAAACAATCCCTCAATTTTTAATCCAAAAATTAATTTGGTTTATAAATTGTCTAAAGAAGGTTGATGTATTTACCATAGGAAAACATAACGTTATTAATCTTTTAAAGATTTTAACATAAATGTTTTTCATTAAGTAAATATATAAATCCTACGCTCCAGAACAAATACCAAATATTTGAGCATGGAGGCACATGGACTTCTTATATACTATTACTAGTATATAAGGCATCTTAGCAACTTTACAAAGTAAAACTAAGGAAACTGTAGAATTAGTATCTAAACTAATTTTATTGGTTAATTAACTACAAAAAGTTAATTAAGGTCTACAGACCATTAGACCCG